TACCAACCAATAGTACGTGTTTGTTGTTGCAAAACATTTGCATCATTTTATTTTTCTTCTTCTTGTAATTTTTCTTTTTGAACTGCTCCTTCTTCATTAAGCCGCTGTATTAAATTCATAGATATTCTAGCTGGCTGCTCGCCAAGACAGTACATAATGGTTGACATTTCTTCTTCAGAAAAATTAAATTGATAAGGTCTTTTCATCGTAAATCTCCTAGGTTATCTTCTGCTATTTTTTTAGCAGCTTTCTTTTCATAATCAGACATTGTACTCCAATTAACTATATGTGTCAATAGCCTACCACAAGAAACACAAAACCGCCTGTCATCGTTAAGACGACAAGCGGCTCTGCAAGGACTAGCTACTGTCACTTAGTTAGCTGTTAGGTCTACAATCTCACATGCACCAGAGGCACAGGCCAGTGTCTGCATACCAGTTGTTGTGTCTTCCTTCTCGTAGTCAGACAGCTTAGACCAGTCAATCTTCTTAGGCATCTTAGCCAAGGCCGCTTGGTATTCAGCCTTATCGCAATCTTGGTATGGTGCTTGTGCATATGTGTGGTCGCTGTGTGGCAGGAAAGACACACCAGAGCAGATGTCAAAGTTATCATACACCCATGCTCCTACCTTCAGCCATTCATTCTCACGCACTGTAATGGTGACAGATGGTTTGTGTTCACACCAGTTAAGTGCGTACAGTTTCCATAACTCCAACTGCTCAATAGCATCCATGTCGTTACGTGTGACTGCTCCAGCAGGTGACTTGGTAGGAAAGCTGAACACTGTAGTACTGTCAGGCTTCATCACACAAGGCTCTGCAGGAATGCCAGATTCTTTTAGGAACTGCGTGAGAGGGTCTTTGTTATCGCCCCGTACAGTGCGGATGTAATACGCATTGTGACGAGCATGAATGCCAGAAGCACTATCAACAAGCTGCGACACAGTACCTGAAGGCTTAACACAAGTGATGGCCGCAGACTCATCAATTCCAAACGACTTAGCATAATCCCTGTTTGTCTGTACAGCAACGTCACGAAGCTTCTGTAATGTTTTTGCATCTGCTTTATAAGTAAGTTCATTGTCCATAATACCTGTCAGGCTTACACCCAACAGCCTTTCTTCTTCTGTATTCTTCTGCCAGATGGGGCGAAGATATGGGAAGTTAGTGTAAGTAGATTGAATAGTACCAAGGATGGTAGCCAGTCTAACCTTACGTTCAAGCGACTTGATTGTATCGGTTGCACGAATAACAACTTCAGTCAGGTTACAGAACTGGTAGGGTCGTAGGATAATTTCACTGCAAGGATTAGTACCCCACTCCTGTCCAGTCTTACGTCTGCCGTTGCGAGCAACATGTTTGTCTGCTGCTTCACGGCTGAAGATACCACGCTCACCAGACTTGCTTTCTACTAGCGCAGTCCACTCACGTAGGAATGTTTCCATGTCAGGCTTTTCTGTGTAGGCTACAGAGTTGTTAGCCAAGGCTCGTTGTCCTTCGTTCTCCCACCACTGACCAGACTTAGCATGGCGCATGCGGTCATCAGATAGGTTGGACAAACTAATCATAGCACTACGGCGTACACCACCTACCACAACTACCTCACCAATCTTACACATAATGTCGTGGCATTCAATGCTGTTCAGCTTACGACCAGCCGCACCCTTAAACTTAGCCACAACAAACTTAAACAAATCGTTAAGAGGCTCTGGACCAGAGGCACGACCGCCAAAGGTTTTAAGCCTTGCACCAGCAGGACGAATCTTAGACAAGTCCCACTTAGGTACATCCCCTGTGTACAGGAGAGAGATAAGTTTACGTAGCCCTTTAGCCCAGCCTTCTTTGCTGTCAGCTACAACAATCGTGTCGCCATTATCGTGCAACTCATTAGGTACTGTAGGCAGCTTGCTGATGGCTTGACGCTCAACGCTAAAGCCTACGCCTGTACCGCACAACAAGATGAACATTGCTTCGTCAAAGGCACGAGGATGGTCAACAGGCAAGTAGCTACAGTTGTATACGCATGTGTTGTCACGCTCTGCCGCAGCACCTGCTGTCATCAAGGCTCGCATACTAGGCATAACTTGTAGACCTAGAATGGCTTCGTGTATCTCTGCAATGTCTTGTTCGCTTACGCCAGAAGGACGTACAATATTATCCATAAAGCGACCCACAGTTTCAGCCCATGTCTCACGGCGATTCTCCTCTTCAATCCATCTTGCATAACGTGACGTTGCAATAAACGTCTGGTAGTCAGACGGTAAATAGTTATTCATTATTGTCCTCCTTTAGTAGTTCCTCTGATGTTAAGTATCTTGGATTAGGGTCTGGTCTTGACCAGCTATTCTTTATATTTGTTTTCTTGTAGTGATGTTCAAAGTCATCAGCATTATCGAACAGATGTGCCTTATCATTCTTAACCCAGAAAGCATTAACGCCTCTGTCTTCAACATAAATAAGCGAGTACCCATATTTATTAAGTAAGTTCTTATAAGCATACAAGGTAGCACCAAAGCAGTTTGACTTACCTTCCCTGACATAATCTCTATGTTGTATCAGGTCTGCATACTTATAATCGTGATAAGAATTTATTTCTGTGCAAATAATATCAATGTCGTACATGTTGCTGTCCAAAACTTTCTTAACAATATACCAGTCATAACTATCTATGTCAATCGAAAAGATGTTTATATGTTTGGGACACTCGCTCATCAAGTCTAGTATGTTGTCAGTAGTGACGAAAGCATTCTTAATTAATGGATGGTCGCCAATCCTGTCAATGATAACACCGTCCCATCCTCTAAGCTTGAGTAGATATGTGTTGCACTCTATGTGTTGTCCACTCACACCAGCACCTATCTCAAAGAAGTATCCTGTCTGCTCATCACACACAGCCTGATGTATCTGTTCTAGTATAATGTCTTCTTTGTTTTGTGCATAGGAAATGTTAGTCGTAGTATTCTGTGTCATACTTATCCTCGTACTCCTCTCCTGTTAGTGCTTTCCAGCTATGTTTAAAAATCTTGGCACACTCCTGACTAATCTGTTCAGCTATCCAGCGTGTCTCCTCCTGTGCTGTGTCATCAGTGCGTTGATTAACAACACGAGCAAAAGCGTATAGCGAACCAGACCAGTACCATTCTGTGTACATGTTTTGTGGCAGTACCATGCGAGCCATCTCTGGTGCAATGCCCTGCTCTAGCATATGATTATACTCGTTCAAACACTCAAGGGATAGCTGTGTAATGTTATAGTTGACAGTATCATCTGAACTGCCCTGCTTAACATTGTCGGCTCGTAGCCTCCACTCTTTAGGACAATAGAACTTAGGCGTGTAGTCCACATACCTGCGGCTTACCTCGTTCCATGCCAACCCTACTTGGTGTTTGATAAGTTGTCTTGCGACAAAGATGGGTGCTTCAATTCTGAATTGAACGAAGCAGTGAGAGAAAGGTGACCAATGACCATGCTCTGCCAAGTAGTTGATAAGTTTAACATCTTTATCAGATAGGTAAGCATAGCGTCCATTGTGTTCTAGTTTGCTTTCTTTATTGAATGATACTCTTGCAGCGTTGACTACTGTCAAGTCACTGCCCATGTGGTCTAAATAAGTTACGTTCATTTTCAAGTGTCCAAGAGTTTGAATTATACTACAGTTGCTCGTGGGATGCAATAAGCTTTTGCAAATACCACTGACATTTTTTTAAGTCTTCCACAGGTTTGCCCTTGTATTTATATCTCCATAGATATTTCATACAGTTACCCTTAAGGTAGCCCTGATATTCTTCCTGCGACATACTAGCCTCGATAGCCTCGATAGCTTCCACTCCCTTGTGATTGTAGTGTGCAGGACTATTTACTGGGTCGCTTACCTTTTCAAAGTATACATCCTCAAAAGGGTTAATGTCCAAGGACTGCGTTGATTCTACGTCTGACATAATCTATCTCTCCTGATTTTAAAACTTTGTATGCAAAGTCTCGCATGTAATTAGGGTCAACACCTGCGCATATACATACTTCATTAAAGTCTTCTGCCGTTGTACCTACTGATGCAAAGAACCAAGCCTTCGCCCTGTCTCTGTCAATCCGCACCTCAACTGGCTCTCCTTCGTACTCCTCTTTGGTTGCATCAAGCAACGCTTGTAAAATAACACACAAGAATAATGTGCGTTCTGGTGATGACTCTTCTGGACGAAACTCATCCAGTATAATTGATATGCCTGTGCTACTTACCATAAGCATCTCTGGCTAACCAATCCTCTGGTATGCCATCCCTCAACTTGCAGTAGTGATAGCCATGCTTCTCACACCAGTCTGCATAGGTCATCTTCCCACCTTTATACAATGTTCTGTATGGATTGTCAAACACAAAACGAATATCAAGGTCAGGGTATTGCGCCTTGATGAACAGATGTTTCTTTCTATCCTCTGGAAGGAAGCGTCCCTTCACCTCAAGAATAACCCCGTTGTTTAGGAAAAAGTCTGGGATATAATTCTTATCCTCTCGCCACTCATACGCAAGCTTTTCTTTTTCGTAGTCGAAGTTAATCTTTAATTTGTGTAGCTGTTGGGCTGCGTCATATTCTGAATTAGATTTATATTGATGTTTATATTTTTTTCTTTTCATTATTATTAGAGTTTAATCTCCTCCACATCAGGTGTTCTTGCTACGTTAGTGAGGTAGCGTACACCATTAGAATATTTAAATGCTCTTAAACCCTCTCCATTATTAGCGTCCTTCCAACACTCTTTCTTGTAGGCACAGAACACACAACCAATCACCAGCTTACGATTGCCTGACGTACCATCTGCTGTGTCAGTATAACACTTCTCTGGTGGTGTTTCCATTTTCACCACATCCTTCAGCACTCTAACTCTTGAAGGTGCATCAATCATTTCCATGTCGTGTACTTTAAGTATGGCTAACTCTGAACTGTTCTTGTCAATGGCAAAGAAAGCCGCTTCCTTATCACCATTCTTAGTTGCATATGCTGATAGCTGTGACAGATAGCCGAATGGGTCATCGTCTGACAACGTGCCATCCTTAAACTTCTTAAACGCAAAGCTGCTGGCAGACTTAATATCTGTAAGCACACCATCAATGCGGCAGTCTTGGTGACCAAGCACACCCTCTACCTCTACCTCATCCTGCTGTCCTTCTACTGTGTGTCCAGCAGCTTGAGTTAATACAATCAGGAGAGCCTCAAGTAGATGACCCATAAGGAACTTAATCCTAGTCTGCCCATCAAGAGGCTCTCCTTCTGTACCACGTACACCATACCAGATTTGACGGTCTGGCTTACCGATTTGAGATAAGCGTAGGCGGCCTTCGCCTTTACGCTGTCCCTCTTGGAGTATCGTGGCTACGGCAGACTTAGCATCCTGTGCAAACACATCAAGTGCTTTGGCTATGTCTGCTCGACTCACATCAACACCCTGCTCAAGTGTGCTGTATATGTCTTGAATTAGAGTGTCGATTGTTTTCATAATTACTCCTTAAAACTACTAGCTTCTACGGCTACTTTGATTTGTTCAATCATTTCATCTACTGATGAAACTAAAATCTTAGCGTTGCGATAGTCGCTGTCTTCATTCTGTCCAGAATACTCTACAATAAATCCATTGTCTGCAAAGTTAATCTGAACGTAGTCCACTTCCTTCGTAATTTTTTTATTCATAATCTTCTCCTTATTGGCGAACACGGCAGGACTTGAACCTGCAACCTACAGCTTAGAAGGCTGTTGCTCTATCCAGTTGAGCTACGTGTCCCTATTTCTTACGCCGTGTCGTAATCTTACGCACACGCTCAACTTTGTTTTGAATATATTCTTCTTCGTCAGCGAAGAAGTTGTGTAGTGTTTTGAAGAAGCGAAGCTGTATCGCCTTCAAGTATTTACCTCGTGGCATAGCCCACCCAATAATAAAGGTAAGCACAGAGAAGTAGAACACTACAATGTAATCTGGTAAGTCTAACATACTAATCTCCTGAAATAAGTGGCAGAGTACCCATCCCACCCTATCTGCCTTCGGCAACCAAATCCAGTGTCGCCCCCGTGTGTTTATCTAATCAGAGATTAGAATGGAACTTCGTCTTCAGTAATAGAAGATGCGTTACCTGCTCCTTCTACATAACCACCTTCGACAACATCGAAGTCTTCACCATAAGAAACTAGGTTAACAACCTGAACTTTCTTTAGTAGTGGTGATACACCAGACTTACCATTCATGCTCCACTCGTATGGAGTATACATGACATTGACAATACTACCATTGCCAATCAACTTAGTCATAGGTTGTTTCTGTGCATCAAGAACAACAGGTGCAGTGTTCTCTGAACCGTCACGGCGGCTCACCTTTTGCTTAATCTGAACAAAGTCACCACGCTCGTCGCCTTTATTCTTAATAGCCAATCCATCTTTCATAATGGCTTCGCGGTTGTTGTCATCAACACAAATGTCGATGCTCCATACTGGTTCAAAATTTGTATCTGGTGCGTGTACTTTTGCCCAATAGCATTTACCTGTAATAACAGTCATCTTCGTTTATACCTTTCGTTTTAGTTTCCGTGTTGTCAGCACCATGCCAACAACGATAATAGTATGCCATACCTTAAATATAAAGTCAAGCATTTATTTTAGTGTGTCTCTGCCCAATTGTTTCCAAGCTTAAACTCACTGTCAAGTGGACACTTAACACCAAGCGATTGCTCTGCTTGTTTCATTGCCCACTTCGTAACCTCACCTAGTTCCTGCGCATGTTCCTTACGTACCTCAATCTGGTATTCATCGTGTATACTTGCGACAAGTTTAAAGTCTAAGTTACGTTTCGTAGCTTCGATGATTATAAACTTCAACCATTCTTTGCATACGATTGCACCTGCTCCTTGTAGTAGCAGATTCATTGCGGCATGTGTTGAACGAACCTTCAACATCCTGCCATCAAGTCCCATAAGATAACCTCTGCTGGCTAATTTGTCAACCCTATGCCGCAAAGTTTTTAGTGCTGGCATGTTGGTTAGGAAGTTATCAATAAGTTTCTGTCCATCTTTGTATGTGCCGTTAACAATCTGTCCAATCTTACTAGCACCTGCGCCATAGATGAACGCATAAATAAATGTTTTGGCATTGTCACGGGTAGGTAGACCTGCCGCCTTCTGGTTAGCTGTATGCACATCACCATCCACAACCTCACGAGTAAACGCCTCGTCATCCATGTAGTGTGCCAGCATACGTAGTTCTAAACCTGAAGCATCACAACCCAATAGAGTATACCTAGAATTAGAAGTAGTCCAAACACTTCTGCACTCCTTTCCGTAAGGTGAATACACAGCAGGTACTTGTGCCATGTTAGGTGAAGTATGTGCCATGCGTCCTGAAATAGTACGCAATGTCAATACCTTACCATGTACCTTACCATCATCTTGTACTGCATCAACCCATGACTGGATTTGTGTAGCACGTTTCTCTAGTAGTAAGTAGCGAGACAGTAGCCTTGCTTCTTCCAAGTCAATCGTCTCAAGTATTTCTTCACCAACAACCACATGACCTTTGTCTGTGTGCTTCTTTGGTTGCCAGCCCAAGCCCATAAGCCTGTCTGCAATCTGCTGTCGTGATGATGGATTAAACTCTGTCACCTTATCCTTCAGCCGCTTGCCTGTCTTCTCTGAATACCGCTCCTCAATGATAGGTGGGAAAACTTCCTGAAGCTGTAGCTTGATTGCTTCCGATTCATCCTTCAGTTTAGCTACCAACTGCATAGCCTGTGGCACATCCAGTGTAAAGCCATTACGTTCCTGCTGGTCTATGATGGCACGTATCTGATGCTCAAGCTTAATACTGCGTGGACTAAACTTCTTTAGGTCTGGTACAAGCGTCTCATAAACTTTAGCTGTAAGTTCTACATCTCGAATACAATACTTCAACATCTCTGCACTGTAGTGACTGAAGTCTTCAAACTCTATCTTCTTAAAGCCAAGTGAGTTGCCCCATGCTTCCAGCGAGTGACCGCCTTCACGCATAGGGTCAACCATTTGTGATAGGATTAAAGTGTCTCTGATATTTTTGAGAGGGATTTTAACACCCAGTAATCGTGATAGTACAGGTGCATCAAAACTAACGCCGTTGTGCATAACAACAATGTCTCCTTCAGAAAGGAGGGATTTAAAATGGTTGAGATTATTTTCATCATATGTATATATCCTTTTGCTATCTAAATCTTTAGCTACGATACAGTAAATCTTTGTAGCGTCAAGACTATCTGTTTCAATATCAACTACTAACCTCTTCATGTTTATATGCCTTTACGAAATCTGTTGTAAAAATTTTCTGTAGGTTAAGCAGATACATTCGTGATGCGTTGTTGTCTCCACCACTAACACTGCGAACACTGTCAAGATTATCTATGATTTTCTTTAGAATGTCAACCCTAAAAACAACAGTGGCATAAATATCTTCACCAACACATAGGTTATGGAACCAGTAGTCAGCCTCTGTTGCTGCAATTCCTGATGGTTTGCCATAGCTTTGGTACTCGATAGCAATGTTACCTGTTCGTTGCCACACATCACGCTCTGATTTAACCTCAATCTTTTTATCTTGTAGCATGTCAGCCACAATGTCTTCACGAACCTGACCATACTCAAGGTCAATGTCAAACTTCTTTCTGTCTTCTACTGAAGGTTTTAAACTCATAATGTCTCTCCCGTGTGTCTGTTAAACCCATGATGAGGTTTGTCTGATGTCCTTCCTCTCTTAATATTTTCAGAGGCTGTTACCCATTCAAGATTCTCTACTCTGTAATCCCACGGGTCGTGGTTTATATGGTCAACAATACATTTTAATTCTGGAGAATCATTCTCTAAAAAGAATATAGCTACCAGTGTATGTATATAAAGAAGTTTCTTATTAATCTGAACAGCAGGATAAACGTCCCTGCTATAATTAGCTTTGACATATTTGCCTGTGTTCTTATTTAGAACAGCTGGCTTGCCATCAACATTTCTGAAAATGTAATATAAATCTTCTGGTAAGTCAAGTAAAAAATTTATTCTATCTCGATTTGTTTTAGCCCAGAACTTATCGGATGTAGGAGCAGAGAGTGGAGGCTTTGATAAGTCAAAGCAATCTCCATCTCTGTATATCTGTTTGATTTGTTCTGGAAATAAATCCAGTTGCATCACAGATATTCCTCTATGTCTACTGTGTCAAAGTCTTCTGCATTAGGGTCGTCAATCTCTGTCATGCGTCCAGTGTCACGGTCATACAATAGGTATGCACCAACACCTGTCTCACCTGCATAGCGATTCTTCAACACACGTACTGTTGTAGTGTTGGCAACCACAGGGTCGGTGGCTTGCTGGTCACGCTCAAGTGCAATGACTGCATCACTAATCTGCGCAATGCTATGTGAACCACGAAGCATAGACAGACTAATCTGTGCGCCTTGCTCCTGTCCCTTGTCACCACTGGCTCGCCGTAGGTGGGACACAAGTAGCATACAGCACTGTGTTTCTTCCACAAGGCTACGCAACTGTGTCATCATCTTGTCAATGTTACGCCGTTCATCTTCGCCTTCCAAGCCAGACACAAGGATGGACAAGTGGTCAATGATAATGAAGCGACAGTCAAGTGCCTTCACCATGTAGCGAACACGTGCCAGTATCTCATCCGTCTGGATAGAACCGAAGTGGTCAAAGGCAAACACTCTACCTGTCCCTGCTGTAGCTTTGTACCAAGCATCAAGCTGCTCTTGGCTCTCGTATTGACGAACCTCTTTGATATACAAACGCTTGCTTGCTTCTACTGACATGAGATGGAAGATAGTCTGCTTGACATTTTCTTCCAAAGATATAATGCCTATGTTATCCTTGGTGTTGTTAAGGATGTGGTGTTCCAACTCACGAATGATGCTGGACTTACCTGCGCCTGTGCCTGCTGTGAATGTAATCAACTCACCAGTACGCATACCATATAACATCTTGTTAAGTCCTTCGTATGGGTATGGAACAGACAGCTTGTCTTCCTCGTCATACAATCCTTCGTAGTGTGCGAGGTTCACAATACCTGCTGGTGTGTATGGTCGTGCTTCCCAGAAAGCCTTGACAAATTCTTCACGCTTACCCTTCATCAAGTATTCGTTAGCATCCTTCAATGTCATGTGCATAATCTTAGCTTTGTTAGGCTCGAAGATTTGAGCCACCTTCTGTGCCGCCGCAATGCCATGCTCATCATTGTCAAAGCAAATAACAATCTGCTCAAACTTATTAAGGTATTCAAACTGTTCCTTGCAATCCTTGACTGCTGACTGTGCGCCATTACGAATGGACACAACAGGCCACTTGCTACCCGTCATCTCGTAGGCAGACATAGCGTCAATCTCACCTTCGCAGATGGTGATATACTTACCGCCTTGATTGAACAACTGTTGACCGAATAGTGTAGCCTTAGACATAGAGCCTTCAGCCATAAAAGATTTGTTTGCAGTATGTCGTACCTTGTTTGCTACCTGACTACCATTAACATCGTAGTAAGGATAGAAGTGCTTGCCCTCTGTCTGTGTTACACCATACTGCTGTGCCGTAGCTTGGCTTATGTTGCGGTCAGTAATAGGTAATACATTGCCACGACTAAGCTGTGTTGAAGTAGTCATGCTATAAATCTTTCTGTCGGTGTGACTGTTGCTATTGTCAGAATGTGAATAAGTATTACAAACAAAACAATACTTACTACCATCTGCATACAATACGTTTCCGTCAGAGGAGTTGCACTTGTCACACTCACCTCTGCTAATAACTTTCTTTTCTGCTGTCATCTAATCCTCTTTCTGTCTCGTCTGCGTTGCATAGTATACACCAACTTCTTTGGTGTTGTCAAGCAGTATTAGTTTGTCGCCTTCTCTTTTTGTGTAAAAGTCCATAGCCTTTGCAAGCTGCTCACGCAGGTCAAGAAACTCGTGCATCGCAGTCCTGTTGTGGACAGTCTCAACTAGCTTCGGCTCACTTCCCTTCGCTTGATAAAACATTTTGTACATGTTTAAGTGCCTCGCTAAATGTAATCTTCTTATCGGTTCTGTTCTGATGTTTGATTGCTTTCTTCCGAAGCTTGCGTTTCTCTGGTGATACTTTCATCTACTGCCTTTCCTGTTTTCTTGTCACGCTTAATTCCTGTGTCATCGTAATACCATGACCGCTTGGCTGGGTCAAGGTCTATGTTTCTATTCATTCTCGTATTCCTTTTCAACCACGCCAAAGGCAAAGCCAATCTGTTCTGCATACATCTCGTCTGCCTCTTCCTTTGCCAGTTTCTTTGCGTCCTTCTGATTGTACCCCTCGTCTAGGTATTGGTGATACAGTTCACGAAAGATTGTCTTTTTATCTTTGTCCCATAGATTGTTTGTCATTAGTGTATCTGTGCCTCTGTTAGTTCTTTTTCCATCATGGCTAACTCAATCTGCTCGTCAGCCACTGTTCCATTTAAAATAAATTCTCGTTCAGAAAATGTCAAGTCCTTAAACACAAACTGGATTGACTTACCTGCTTGCCACTGCCTGATATGCTCAAGCGTAATGGGCAAGTCCATACTGTGTATGTCGTTTGAGTATATGCTACGCCTTATAATCTTCATCGTCCCACCTTGCTTCACCTTCTAGTAGTATGGCATTGCCATAGAATATCTTAGCCACCACTGGCATGTCACACCTGTCTTCGTAGAGCAGGGTAGCCTCCTCATTTACACCTAGCGTAGAACGCCCAGAGCCTACCACCAGTTGCTCCTCTGCATTCAGGGGTATGCAGATAGGCTTAGACCCAATGAACGCTTCAGCGATGTTGTATGTAGGCTTATCTCGCTTGTCATCAAAGGCCACAAGTATTGCTTTAGATTTAGCCCACATGATTATTTATCCTTTCTTATATACATGCTTGATATAATTTTTAGCTGATGGATAATAAAGAACATAGGTAGGACAGTTAAGAAACTTAAAAAACTTTTCTTCCCACCAGTCTGTTTCTTTAAGCGTCACATGAGCGTTGCGTCCGTCTTCCAACTTAGCAACGGCTGGGTACTGGGCAACAGTTGCATACACAAACTTGGGATTGAGTGAGTACCAATACTCTAACACGCTGTCAATTTCTTCCTCTGGAATATGCTCCAATACATCACAACAAATAATGCTGTCAATTTGCACATCAGGCGCAGGTAATTTATTGTATTCAGGTATACCTATATCATACAGGTTCATAGTCACATTCCATAACCTGTGTATCTTTCTAGTCCTGTACCCATACGCTTTACCACATCCATAGTCTAGCATTGTAGCTGGTTTATATTTCATGCACAGGTTTTGTATATCCCACACATGATACATAACCATACCACCTATCATGTGAGGGAGCTGTCTACTGTGAATCTCCTCGTATTGTTTTGTCATTATGGCTTGCTTACGCTCTGTGAATTTCATTTACTTTTTCCTTCCACCAATCAGGTGCATCTACACCACGCTCCCACTTAGCAAAGCGTTGCTTGTCGTTAATGTAATATGTTCGGTATGCTGTCACTGCATCTTCATTCTTGTACTCGTCAGGCATAGCCTGTGCAAATGGTGAACACAAACTCGTGTACTTCATATTGACTGGTCGCTTGGTCAGATACTTAGCTTGTTCTTTCCAAGTCTTGTGAACCTTGCCGAAGCGTAGCATATACTGCCCTGCTAGTTCTTCAAAGTGTCGTGCCGCCCAAGTATAGTTAGCTGCATTCTCACGCACCCACTTAGTACAAGGGTGGTTGAGGTGTGCCTGTTTGTACATGCCTTCCCACGGCTCACTCTCGTACACATGATGGGCAGTCGTCAGCATCTGTGCCAACTCAAGTACCATCTTGGGTACATGCTTGTCGCAGTGCATCTCTGCCGCAATGCGTGGGCTAGTATGTAATACAAATATGTTCATTGACTAATCCTTATAAAGTAAATACTAATATAAATAATATAACTACAACCATAGTAAATAAAGTATCTTCTAAGTCTATAGTATATATTTCTCCATTATACTTAAACTTAATTATCATTAATGTTAATCCCATCTATAAAATATGTGGTCGTTAATCTTAACGATAAAAGTTTTGTAGCTTGCCCAGTTTGGAAACACTTGGTCAGTGTGGTAGTGCGTAGCACCATCAAACATTCCGTCTGTGTTACCAGCGAGTACATACTTAGCAATGGTGATTGCCTTGTCTGCCGCATCTAGGTTACGCATCTGGTCAGACTTGCCATCGCAATACCAGCTAAACTGGCAACGATTGCGAATAGGTTCGCCTCCTGTGTAGTGTTTGCCTTGCCGCACCACACCACATACAGTGTTGGGGTAGCGACTGTCCTTTACTCTGTTCATCACCACCTGCGCCACGGCAAGCTGTCCCACTGTTGGTTGGTTGCGAGCCTCGTGATACACATTAAGTGCGAGGCATAGTAATGCTGTCTCAATCATACATCATCCCAGATTCGTTCATGTTGCCACTCCTGCCCAAGCTTTACCCTGCTCCACTGTTTGTTGTGTGTCTTGTGTGTCACTGTGTACTCGTCTGTCTGTACCTGTCCTTCACATAGGAAGGCACTTGGTTTTTTCTTTACATGCCAGTCACTTGCAAGCCAATCTTCATGCCATTTCTTATACATATTGCGATGCTTAGTTGCCATCTATTCTTTCACTCCACTTGTCTGTTGGTGTTTCTTCAAACACAATTAGGTTCGGTTCAGTTCCGATAAAGTTTTCCCAGTCCCACTTGATAGGATGCGGTTCGTTATCACTCTCCATCCATATCTCGACACGCCACTTCTTTTTGCGCTTGCCGATTGTAGGTCTTTCCACTTTCGATTTTCTTGCCATGATACTTCGTATCCTCTAATGCTTGAGCGTAGTTATTCCTGCGCCTTGCTGTCGTCCTCTTGCGTATCTTTTTGGTCATCGTTATTCACCACTAACTTGAGCCATTCAGGTGGCTCTTTCTTTTGTTGTTGTTGTTGTCGCCTTGCGTCAAAGTATTGTTTCTCCTCGTCCCTGTCTTCAAAGATTACATTAATCCCATCAGGGTCGATAAAGTCAAACATATTCTCGTCTTCAATTAACTCACGCACAAGTATATACTCCAGCCATTCAGGTGACATTGGGTCTTCGCCAATGAAAGGCCACCAAGGTAGCTTCACTACATCCTCTGGCTCGTGCGCCAGTTCGTCAGGTGCTTCCACCACGAATACAATTTCATATCGTGCCATGCTACACCGCCACTAGAATTAAGAAACAAAGCACAACGATTGCTGTCAGTTGAGCATAGAAAATATAGTTAAAGTATTTGTTAATCATTTACTTTCCTTTATAAATTTATAAACATTGATTGTTGTGTTGAGCCACACACCTACAAGGATGAGACACTCAACGATTGATATTGTTATCGGCATTATACTCGCTTCCGTACTTTTTCTCAAAGTATTTTTTCAACCACGCCTTAAACTCTGGTCGTCTATTTACAAACTGCACAGCCTGACTATGGTCAAGCTGGTCAGTCAGTAGAAACTCGTAGAGTTTTTCGTAGTCCTTCTCACTAACTTTCTTTGTCATCTAGTCTCCACATAGTTTATGTAATAAAGTTTTTGTATCGTCTTCATCAAATGCAATGAAGGTCATCATAGGTTCTACACTTGTGCCTTCGTCACACCACTCGACCATGGTCTTCACTTGCTCAAGGGTAGACTCACATGATACACTATCGCCTTCTGTGTTGCAACCCAATACTAAGCCCATACCTGCTAATGGCTGTGGGTAAGAGGCAAACTTAAAGTACCTCTGGTTATCTACATATAGTCCTTCGTCATCCACAAAGATACTATCTGTTGTGTCTGGCATGTAGACTGTTGTAAATAAGTCACACTGTAAAAACTTTTTAATGTCTCTCCAGTCACCAGAATAATCTACTTCCACAATCTCTTGTGCAAACGGGTCAATCAAAATCGCTTTCATATTACTCTCCCTTACTTCCTTACTCATTGTCTTCATCCTCACTTGTAATAAGTGCTTCCAGTATATGAAACAGGTCGTAGCCTGATAGCATTACCTGTTGCATGTCTGTAGCATCACTGTCTTGGTAGTTGTCAATAATTTCCATCACATCTACTGCTAGTAGGTTGTTCAGAAAATCTATTGCTTCACTTCGATACATGTCTTACTCCTCTGCGTCTGTATCTTGTTTATACTTCGGTTTGAATTGCATTGTCAAGCGTAAATATATCTTGCCTTCTGCCCATTCATCCCAGTTGTAGTCAAACTTACTGCCACAATACTTGGTAAGTAGGTGGTAAAAGTCTTCGGCAAATTCATCAGGCATTCTCTAGTTCCTTCTCAATCGCTAGTGATACAGTCACCACATACACATGACCATCGTCATACACAGCATCAATGTCTGCATACTCTGCGTAGGGGCAACTACTCAACCACTCTCTAACTTTTAGTTCTAGTTCTTCAGGCATTTTCTTCCTCGTATTCCTTCAGGTCTTCGTATAGTTTTTCCATGTTGAAATGTTCTACTATATGGTATGGGAATTTGTCAAGATATATTTCTTCGCTTGGTAGTTCGTCACCATATTCATACAGTTCGTAGCACTCGTCATTCAAACCTGTGTCCTTCGTGTACTGCGCACAGCCTACAAACCCTACACCTTCTTCCATATAGTACAGGTCAAACTCAAATCCCATAGCGTCTGCACCATGTACGAATGCGGCAATAGGTGGCGACCATGCAGTCTCAAAGTCTATACACAGTTCCCATACATCTTCTGCTGTGGGTGAAGGGGGTGAAGGTTCCAGAGAGGCATAGATTATCTCGCCAGTGTCCCACTTCGTACCCCAGTTATTTACACACCAGTCCCAGTCCCATTCGTAGTTCGTGTCCTTGGTGTATGGGCGTAGTAGTTCCAACATCTTGCCTTCTTCAGCCGCCGCTAGTAGTCTTTTTAGATTTGCGTAATCCGTTGAGCGGATTATCACTTCGTTTCTGCACCAGTTTGGCATTGTCAATATCCTTTCTTTGCCAGTTAAGTTCAGGGTATAGCTGGCGTAGCCTAGCTACATCAGCCTTTATATCTTCAGGTTTTCGTACCATATATTATAACGCTATCTCTGTCCAGTAGTTTTTAACTCTGCGCCCATTGTCTACATCAAACACAGAACACCTAACAGTTCCGTCCCAGTCTGTGTACACATGTAGTGCAGTGTTTTGATTATAGTTAATCATCTGGTCGTACTTATCCCATTGAGTTTCATTGAGAAACTCGTGGACAAAGTTCTTTATTTTAGTTTCATTCTTCGCCATACTCACCCCACTTTAAGGCTTGTCGTGCCTTGTCTTGTGCCTTCACATAATCTTTGTATAGCGTAGGGTATTCCTCTGACATAGCTACAGTCGTAGCTGAATGGCTTGCCAATAGTAAGTCAGACAATACATCGTGGTCTATCTGTACAATCTTAGTCGTCATCTTCTACTTCCTCTACCTCTGCTTCAATTTCTAGTTCATGCACATCGGTTTTGTTACAGTCTAAGGATAGGCCACCTCCTACATACCCACCTATCCATCTGCCTTCAATATACCTGCTTACTTCTGCTTCTATGTTGTCCTTGATTATATCAAGAAAATCCTCTGCGTCAAGTGCCTCGCCTTCCAGACTGCACTCAAGGTCTGCCAGATTTATATCAAATGATATATCAATAACGGCAGAGGCAGTGCCTTTCACTGCGCCATCTACAATTTCAAAGTTTTTCATCATGTCTAATACCCCAATAGTTCTGTTTGTAGTTTCTTGTCCATGTCCTTGCGTATGCCATCAGCCAAGTCAAGAAACTCTTGTGCGCTAATGACGAATGCGAAGTAGTCTGGGTCAGCAAGCGGATTTTTGGTTGCCCTTGCCGCTTCAGCTTCGGTCTTATACTTGCCGCCAATCTCATACATGCCCCCGTTTTTCTCGAAGGCATACCATGTGGTTGCTAATAGTTCGTCCATCATGTTTTCTTTTTGTAGTGCAATTTCAAATGCGTCACTCATTTTATACCTCTTTAGTTTGTAATAAATGTATATGATAGTTCTGCCTCATTGTCAAGGCAAGACATAATCTTTACGACTACCTCGCCATCGTTAGTGATGCAGTGTTCTGCAAAGTTTTCTGCACCTGCTTTCGTGTAGGCATAGCCCAACACTTTGCCTGTTGCACCTGATACTATCTTAAATTCTGCAAACATTTTCTGCCTCTTTCGTTAGTGTCCTATCAATACCAAACTATTTGCCGCATGTCTAATCACGAATTGTTACAAATTGTTACAGTGTATGCTCACAACACCTGTCTAGCATTACATCCCTAGCGAACCACCATTTCAAATTGGCAATATACCCTACTTCTTCCAGCATGTCTTGCGTTACGACATACTCGTAGTCATCACCAAATCGAGCCTCTAGGCCGTACATGTCACCAGCTAGTGCAAAGCTATCATATCCCGTCACTTGCACCAGTGCATCAAACACTGCCATCGCTTCCGTGTCGTCAATGTAATCATCAATATCTGCACAATACTTTTGCATATCAATACCCTTTCGTTTGTAATATAAATACACTAACAAACAGCCCAATGCAGCCACTAACTGCACAAGCAAAGGCAACCACTGCATCGCTAGTAATGGCACTACCAATGACCAGAATACTAGACATTAGTAGTAGTATAAAGTTCATCAGTAGTCCCATAACTTATGCCTCCAAGAATTCACAATGCACCCGTGACACATGGTGCTTGCTTGTGAAATACTTACGGCAACGGGGATTGTTTGCCAGATTGTCGCACCAAGTATCCCACAGTTTCTCACTGCCGCCAAGTTTCTCGCACATGCCAATATACAATTCTGCCTTGCGCTTTTTCAACTCTGGCGTTGCATTCTTGGTGTATTTGAAATCTGCCGCATTAACACCATACATCCGCAGATTATGAATGTCGAGACAGCCCACTTCACCCAAGCATAACTGCAACACAAAACCAGCCTTAACCAGCCCCAGCCCGTCCACTTCTGCAAAGCGGACTAGCAAATCTGCTAGGTCAATTCTGCCTTTTTTGTAGTCATTTAGGGCAAGGAATAACTCATGCTTATGCTTTTGTACATAGTCAAAAAGCTTGCCTTTACTGCCCCACAGAAAGCGAGACTTGCGTCCCACAGTCATAACATCTGCAAGTTGATTGCCTACAGAATGCCATGGTTGCTGAATAGACAGACTGACCATATAGATAACTTTAGCCATATTGTCTGCCGATTTAAGCGCATACTTACCGATGCGCGGTTGATGTGTTTTATACATAAACTGCTCCTCTCTCTATGTTAAACACTCACCATAAGGCAAGACTAGGTATACACTAGCCTTGCCCTACAGTCAATGCTTATTTTTTGCCTAGCTTATAGCCAAAGGCTTTCTTGAACACGACTTGCTTATAGCCCCAGTCGAATACCAGCCCCATGCGTGTGCGGTATAGCTTTGGCATCGGATTGAAGTACTTCTCGCGTGTTACAGTTTTCTTATAGAAAAACAGCCCGTCCACAAATTGTCCGTCCCATTCATTGCGTGTTTTGTAAATCATAGTTTCACCTATTCGTTAGTTACACTAGCCTTGCCACATAGCAAGCGCAAGCCAGCCCCTACAGACTAGCTTGCGTTTGATATAGGATAAAAAAAGGCTAGCCAATAATGGCCAGCCAATTTTTTTATATTGTCGAAAACCGATTTTTCGTATATGAAATATGCGATATTCGGTGATACTTGCGTTGTACCTCACTAGCCCGCGACATATTGCGTTCTAGTATCTCGATACTGTCAATAGTTTGACAGCCTGTCCAATGTTGTGCCAGTGCATCGCTTGCCGCAATACGGACTTGCCTTGCCTTGGCGCGTTGGCGTTTATTAGCCATATCTTGCCTACCTTTCTATGCTAGCGACTCAATTCGTGACTGCTTCGCTTTTCTTTATGTTCCGACTATAGCAAAACCTAAAACCCTAGTCAACACTTTTTTTAACTTTTTTTTATTTTTTTTTATTGGCGTTTTCGGTTAGGCATTGCCTATCGTTTTTTGAATATACCCGAACCAATTTTAAAAAGATACTATCTTTTAGGATAGGTTTTTCTTTTTCTAAAATATAAAAAAAGAACGTGCGCACGCGTTGCATATTCTGCCCACATTGTCAATGCCAATAATTTGACAGTCAATTTTTTGACGCGTCAGTATTTTGACATGTCAATTTTTTGACAGTAAATTATTTTTAATCTTTTAGATTAGCATGATTTTATGCCCATTGTCAATGTCAATAATTTGACACAACCAGCAGGATTTACCCTGTCAATTTTCTGACACTGTCAAGATTTTGACGGACTGATGAAGGCATGAAGTGTCATAATTTTGACACTCTGGCGGCTCATATTTTGCCTATTTTTTAATCATATTTTGAATGCCTAAATAATGAGCATATGCCTACTTTTTAGGCAGCCCGATGTTCACTGTTTGTTCACGTTATGTTCTTGTTTTGTTTACGTTTTGTTCTCTTTTTGTTCTAATTTTAGGCAAAAGAAAACCCGCACTAATGGCGGGTTCTCTCTCATTTATGCGTATTTATTCAGCAATTTATAAACATAGCCTAAAATTTTAGCGCGTTCTTGGGGATATTCCTCTTTAAGCGCGGGATATAAAGAATCGAGCATAGCCCCATAATCAAACTCGAAGCGTATGCCTTGCTCGCGGCAATACTCGCGGTGTTGGTCGCTTATATCTACAATGGCAACAGCGCGGGTAGGGTTGGTCAATTCGATAGTCATGGTCAATTTCCTTTCAAAAAACTAGGCAACATCGCCTAAGTACATAGGGGCATAGGTTGGGGTCATAGTCAATAGAAAAAAGCATGGGGCATAAATTATTTTTATTGTGTGACATATTTGCAACACTACAATGTTTCACGTGAAACAATGGGACAAGCGCAAATGCAAATTAGAATCGTTCTAAAAAGCATCCTTTTGCTATTGAGAATCATTCTCAAGTAGAGGTGTTTGAGAGGGTACCCCAAAAAAACTGCGTGTATATGTATATATAAATAGTGCCTGACACATACCGACCAAATTAAGGAACTTTATCATATTCCAAAATTCTGGGAAGTAATTGCCTATTTTTTGTGCAGGAATTAGTAGGTCAAAATAAAAATGAAATAGAGGTAGTTCTATTAGTAGAAAAAAATAAGAGGGTATATCAGGGTATAAAAAAAATAAAACCCAGGCCACTGTCGTTGTTGATTTATCAATCAACGGCGGGGCAGCCTAGGTTGTATGTAGTATATAGTATTTTGTGTTGTATATAATATTATTATAAAGTATAATTACATTAATGGTAGGAAGTAATAATAGTAATAATAATAATTAACTGGGGCGGGGCTATCGAGGTTCTATATATCTTCTTCCAACTTTAAAGTAAAGTTAGTATAGCATGGATTTTCCAAACATACAATACCCAGATACATCACGAAATGTTACAATATGATACAAGAACAAGTAGAAGACTTTAAAAATTATATAGGGTTTGATGAGGCACTGGGTAATTATATTACTGCTAAGTGTAAGGAAGACTTTCTAACATATGTCAGGAAGTTTGCTCCTACTCTTGTGTCTGACTTTCACATGGGTAGACACATAGAGTTATTGTGTGACAGGCTGCAGAAGGTAGCCGATGGTGAGATTAAAAGGCTTATGGTGTTTCTACCACCACGTAGCTCTAAGAGTCTGGTAACCAGTAAGCTCTTTCCTGCGTGGTATATAGGGCGTAACCCTAACCATGAAATTATGTCTGTGTCACACAGTGACCAGCTGGCTAGTGACTTTGGTCGTAGTGTAAGGGACTTGGTAAACACAGAAGACTTTCAGCGTGTGTTCAAGGGTGTTCAGCTACGCAGTGACGTTAAGGCTGCAGGTAAGTGGAAGACGAACCACAATGGCTCATACTATGCTGCAGGTGTAAGGTCACAGATTGCAGGTCGTGGTGCGCACCTAGCCTTGCTGGATGATGTAATGTCAGAGGAGGATAGTTTCAGTGAAGCTGGTAGACGTTATATTAAAGAATGGTGGCCTTCTGGTCTACGTACTCGTCTTATGCCTAATGGGGCTATTATCATTATTAATACTCGCTATCACTTCGATGACCTGTGTGGCTGGCTGCTGAAGCAGGAGAATGAACTGACAGAGAACAAGTGGGAAGTAATTAGTATTCCTGCTTGGCTAGATGAGACAGCTGCCAATCTGTTAGGTTTACCAGAAGGTACTAGCTACTTTCCAGAGTGGAAGCCTGACAGTGTTCTTAGAGTTGATGAGCAAGAGATACGCTCAAGCAATGGTAGCCGCTACTGGGATGCACTGTATATGCAAAACCCATCGCCAGAAGAAGGCGGCATTATTAAAAAGAAATGGTTCCAATGGTGGGAGTATGAAGACCCACCTAGTTGTGAAATGTTAATACAAACCTATGACACAGCATTCTCCACCAGTAAGACTGCTGACTATAGTGTTATACAGACATGGGGTATATTCTACCAGATGGAACGTAATGAGTATGGTGTTGAGTCAGCCGTGCCATGTCTGATACTACTGGGGAATGTCAAGGACAGGTTTGAATATCCAGAACTTCGTAGAGTAGCGCAGCATCTTTTCCAGAAACACAGACCAGATGTGTGTATCGTGGAGAAAAAAGCTTCAGGGCAGTCATTGATACAGGACATGCGTAGAGCAGGTCTGCCTGTGTTAGAGTATCTGCCTGACAGAGACAAGGTAAGCAGGGTATATGCTTCTACTCCAATTATGGAAGCAGGTAGATTGTTTATACCACGTGGAAAGGAGTGGGCTGGTGATTTGTATGACGAAGCATTGGCCTTTCCCAATGGCGCACATGATGACCAAGTGGATGCTATGACTATGGCTATTCAATATATGAAGGACAGCTGGAATATTACACACCCAGACGACCCTAACTGGGAAGATGATTATAACCCAAGAAGACAAAAGAGGGTTGGATATTGGCGCACTTAGGTGTATAATATAGGCTACAGTATTTTAACAAGGGACTAATATGGCTACAGAACGTAATCCTTATGACCGCATCGAAGGCGATAATGTAATTCAACTATCAATGGAAAGAGAAATGGAAGGCGGTGCTTCGATTGAAGTAGACCCTGAAACTGGTGAAGTTATTGTAGACTTTGAACCAGTAGAAGAATCCATTGAAATTGAGGTTGGTGTTGATACAGGTTTTTATGAAAACCTAGTTGACCTGCTTGATGAAGACGACTTAAAAGATATTGGTCATACAGTTATTGATAAGTTTGAAGCAGACAAAGATTCTCGTGGTGAATGGGAAAGCATGTTTGAAAGAGGCTTTGACCTATTAGGTCTGAAGCTTGAAGACACAAGCGAACCATTTGAAGGAGCAGCCACAGCTGTTCATCCACTACTGATTGAGTCGGCTGTTAAGTTTCAGTCTAAAGCTTCACAAGAATTATTTCCTGCCAAAGGTCCAATTAAAACACAAGTACTTGGAGAGCAAACGGCAGAGAAAATTGCACAGGCAGAGCGCGTCAGAACATTTATGAATTATCAGGTTACAGAACAAATGCCTGAATACTTCGATGAGTTTGAACGTATGCTGTTCCATCTACCGCTTATCGGTTCATCTATTAAAAAGATTTATTATGACGCAAGTCTTGGTCGCCCAGTCAGTGAGTTTGTTCCTATCGACCAGTTTTATGTGTCCTACTATGCTACCGACCTGCTACGGGCAGATAGATATACACACGTAATCTATCGTAGCCCTAACGAATTGTTCCGTCAGATTGACGCAGGTATGTATGCCGATGTAGAATTACCAGATGCAGGTGTTCCTAATCTGTCAGGTATGGCAGAGAAGATGGACACTGTATTGGGTTTATCACCAGCAGGTGACAATGACCCACAGTATGTGTTGCTTGAGCAGCACTGTTATTTAGAAATTCCTGAAGACAAGATGGCTCGTGGAGAGGGCGTTGCTTGTCCGTACATTGTTACGGTTGAGGAAAGGTCGGGACAGGTTCTGTCTATTAGAAGAAACTGGAACGAGGGAGATGAAAAATATACTAAGAAACTTCACTTCACGCATTATCGTTATGTACCTGGCTTTGGATTTTATGGTCTTGGACTTATCCACTTCCTTGGTAACCTCACAATGTCCGCCACTGCAGCAATGCGGTCACTACTTGATGCAGGTCAGTTCGCTAACCTTCCTGGTGGCTTTAAGGCAAAAGGCGTTAGAATTGTCGGGGACAACGACCCAATCGCACCAGGGGAATTTAAAGAAGTAGAATCGACAGGGGTAGACCTATCGAAGGCCATTGTGCCACTACCATTTAAAGAACCATCACAAACTCTATTCAACATGTTGACCTATGTCACTGGTGTTGGTCAGAAGTTTGCCGACAGTACAGAGCAAGTCATTGCAGATAGTGGGGGCTATGGTCCTGTCGGTACAACGATGGCATTGCTAGAAGCTTCAAGCAAGTTCTTCTCTGCTATTCACAAGCGGCTACACAAAGCACAACGTGACGAGTTTAAAATTCTGGCACGTGTAGACTACGAATATCTACCAGACGAGTATCCTTACGACCTTCCAGGATGCTGCGAGAAAGTATTAAAGTCAGACTTTGATGGACGTGTAGATGTTATTCCTGTGTCTGACCCGAATATTCCTTCTAATGCACAGCGTATGATGTTGATTCAAATGGTACAGCAGATTGCTTCGCAGTCTCCTCCAGGTATGTTTGATATGGAAGCAATTAACCGTATGCTTCTTGAATCAGCCAATGTTCCAGATGTAGAAAAACTTATGCCACGTAAAGAAGAGGCTGTACCACAAGACCCACTATCAGACATTATGACTGTATCTCAAGGCAAGCCTATTAAAGCTTTCAAAGGTCAAGACCATAATGCACATATCAATGTTAAGATGGCGTTTATTCAAAACCCATTGAACCAACAGAATCCTGCTTTGCCTCAAATTGCTGCAGCATTGCAAGCCAATATTGCTGAACATAGTATCCTTGGTTATCAAGAACAAATGGAAGGCATGATGAGGATGGCTATTGACAATCCTCAAATTGCAGAGCAGCTTGCTCAAATGCCTGACCCAGAATCAGCACTACAACTACAGGCTGCACAGCAGCTGCTTCAAGCTGCACAACAAGTTGCACAGGGCGGTCCAGTTACGCCAGAACAACAAATGCTTCAGCTAGAAGCACAGAAACTTCAGCTTGAACAACAGAAGAATCAAACTCTGGCTGCTAAAGAACAGGTCAATGCCGCAGTTAAGATGCGTGACCAAGACCTTAAAGAAATGAAAATAGCTATTGATGCGCAACAAAAAGGTACATCAGAACAAATGAGGGCTATTCAGAAAGATGAAGACCGCAGTAATAAACGAGCCATTGAAGCAATGAAACTGCTTGGTAGTCTTATTAAGTCACAAGAAGCTAATGACCTTGATGAGTCTAAAGCTACAGCTAATCTTTTAATGCAGCTTATGAAAGAAGATAATCCTGGGGTTTAATTAATGTCTGGTATTTTAGGTAAGATAGGAACTACCGTAGCTAAAACATTATCTAAAGATGCTGCTAAGTCTGCTATCTCTAAAAAAGGAATTAGTGAGTTAGCTGAAGAAGCATCTACAAAACCTTCGGCTCTTAGAGAACTTGAAAATTTACCTGCAGGTGCTGTTGCTAAACAAGCACCTATTTCTAAAACAGGAACATTAGGAAGACAAATTGATGAAGAAGGTCTTGACCTTGACGAACTTAGAAAAGCTTATAAAGTACCTAGTCAAAGAAAAGAACAACCTGATATATTAAAACAAGCTGCCAAAGATTTAGACGAAGGTAATATTACAAAAGAAGAATTTAATAAACTATCTAAAGAATACAATCCAATTATACCTATTACAGAACTTCCAGAAGTTCCTTCATTTAAAAGAATTGAAGCAATTATAGCTGGAAACAAAGCAATAGAAAAAGGAGTAGTAGGAAAAACAATAAACCCAGAAGATTTGGTTGGGCAAAGAGTTTCTACACGTTTAGATATACCAGCTTACAATGACTACGATACATGGGTTGTTACTTTTCACGAGCCTAATGCAGGGAAAGTATTTGGATATGGTCAAACAGCCGCATTAAAAAATGTTAAATTTCATTTGCCAGAAGAAGTAGGTAAACAAACAAAAGGATTAAAGATTGCACAAGGAGGAGCTAAAACACCTTATGCTGCAATGGAAGGCGACTTTGTTAATTTATCTACAGATAAAGCTATGGCATTAGCTGGAAGGGAACTTAACAATCCTGATTCTGAATGGATACAAGTAGGATTAAATCCAGGAAGACACAGTTATTTTTATGATAAAGCTACTGGTGACCCTGTTTTATATGCTGATGAATTAATTCAAGTAGGTCCATTAGTATTAGCGCGAAAGCCAGTAATGGGAAATATGGCAGATTTTACGTTTAAATCTGGAGGTAGTATAGAGAGAAACCCATATGGAACTAACTATCAAAGGATGATATAATTGTTATACGAAGAATTACAAAAAGAATTACAAAAAGAAATAGAAAATATAAAAAATTCCCTTGCATATGGAGCAAGTTCGGATTATGCTAGTTATCGTGAGCAGGTAGGTAGGATTGCAGGAATA